TTGCCGGCACCGAGACCAGGCTGGTCTCGACCAATTCAGCCTTGGTGAAGAACATGCCGTAATCGGATTCCGGCCGCGGCCTGGATTCCTTCGGGCGGAAACCGACGCTGACGGCGCGCAGAATGCCGGCGTCGATCAGCTTGCGGATTTCGTCGATGCGGTCGCTGGTGCCGGCGGGCGCCAGCTCGAGGTGTCCGCGCAACTGCTTGTCGATGACGCGAACGCCCGACCACTTGCCGATCGGCGCGTTGCTGTTGTGGTTGAACAGGGCAATCGGGTTTTTCTGGAACGACGCCAGATCCCAGGCGCTCGCCATGATGACGTCGTCCATGCGGTCGGGCGTTTCGTCCGACAGCACGAACTCCAGGCCGTTGACCTGGCCGGCGTGGGTCTTGTAGCAGACGTCCTTTGCAGCGCCCTTGTCCTCGTCCCAGGCGTCCTCCCAGATCAACTGGCATACGTCCTGGTCGCCGAGCTCATCGCCGCAACGGCTCATGAAATCGATGTAGGACTCGTCGAGATCGGGATAGAGTTGGCGCTGCAACTTTCGCATGGCTATTCCTTCCCGCGGGGATGCAGGTTCGGCAGACTCGGTGGTTCGGTTAGGCGCGTTGCGGTGGCCCGCTGGGGGCGAAACCCAGCGGGCCGGGAGAGCCACTGACCGCGAGGGTAATCACGGCCAGTGGCAACAGAACTAGGCAGCGGTCTCGACAGCAATCGCGAATTTGCAGTCCTCGCGCTGCGCGACCGGGTGACTGCGCGAGCCCGAGCGGAACTTCACGAAGGCGATCGACTTCGTCCAGCGCTCGCCGATCACGATGCCGGTGCTCGGCTTCGCCGAGACCGTGATCTCGGTGCCATCCGGCCCAAACAGATCATTGTAAAAGTTGCCGTCGCTCGAAACCTGAAACGTGAGATTTGCCGGCGTGAACTCCTGCGGCACGGTGATCCGCACGATGCTGCCGCCCGAGCAGTCGGCACCATCGGAAAGCGACTCGCCAGCCTTGATGGTTGGCCCATCCACGATTGTGAGCGCCATAGTTCAGCTCCTGTTTGCCGGATGATTCGGGTCTATCGGCCAGCCGTCGTCGCCGACCTCGATGCTGTGGCCGCGGGTTTCGATGAAACGCTTTTGCCTGTCGTGACAGCTCGCGCACAGCGATTGCAGCTCGCCGAGCACGAACTTGTTCCAGTCGCCGCGGTGGGGCTTGACGTGATCGACCACGGTTGCCCGGGTAACCGCGCCGCGTTTCGCGCAGAATTTACAAAGCGGATGCTCGCGTAATTGAAGCTTCCGTCGGCGCAGCCAATAACGGCCGGTGTAGAAATGATGCCAGGACCCTGGATCACGCACCTTGCGACGCCGCTATGCTCTGCTTGGTGACGAGGTAGAACCGCCGGTCGTGTTCCTGCAGCACCTCAGCACTGCGTCGACCGGAACGAAATCTGAGATGAGCCGCCATCATCAAGAGATTGGGATCGACATTGATCATCGTGCCCGGCACGACATTGAAGCTGAACTCGTTACCCTTGCCGTCGAACAGGTCGTAGTAATTGTCGCCCTCTGTGGACACCAGAACCGACACGACGGCGGGAGTCCACTCGTCCGGCGTGATCAGGCCGACAACGTAGGAGCCAGCCAGCGACAACACCGCTGAATAGGCTTGACCGGCATCAAAGATCGGGCCGTACAGCGTATTGAGCGGCGGACTGCGTTCGGCCATGGGTTATCCAATCAACGACATGATATCGATCGGCTTCGCCAGCCGATCGCGTGCCCGCAAACCCATGAGCATTGCGAGCGCCACCGCGCCGTCGATGCGGAATCTTGCCTTGTCCTTGTCGAGCTTGCGGTTGCCGGCCGGGTCGAGCACCGTGACGGCGTTCGCCATATTCCAGTTCAGAATAGGATTGCCCGGATGGACGAGCTTGCGCTCCATCACTGCGAGCTCGAGCGCATCGATCGCCGGTCCCATGTCCTTGAAACCCTGGCCCCACGGGATCAGCCGCAAGCCGTCGCCGCCCTGCCGATGCTTCGCAGTTGGGTGACCTGGTTTGTTGTCGGTGTCCTCGTAGGCCTGCAAGCCGACGCGATCGAACTCGCGCAACAGATCGTTGATCCGCCAGCGGTCATAGGCCATGCCGCGGACCCTGTAGCGGCGCGTCAGCTCGGCGATGAAGCGCGCGATAGTTTCGGGATCGATCGTCTTGCCGGGACTGAGATGCAGGTTGCCGGTTTCCGCCCACTCCCTGTAACGATGCGATCCCGAACCGAAATCACGACCGGAATGCTCGGTGAGCCACTCGCTCGGCTTCCAGAAGTGCGGCATGACCCGGCACGGATCGTCGATCGAGCCGACCATCAGCGCCGTCAAGTCGACCGTGTTCGACAGGTCGAGCGCGAGATAGACCTCCTCGCCGTCCCTGATGCGCGGCTCGCCAATGCACGCCATCCATTCGGCGCGGCTGATGAGCGAAGCGATCGGCGCCACGCGCTGATTGAGAAACAGATTCCGCACCTTCGGCTCTTCCGCCGGCATGCGGACGGCCTTGCGTATCGCGGTCGCGAGGTCCTCGTAGTCGCGAAACTTGTCGAGCGCCGGATTGGCCTTGCGCCACTGCGCCTCGTCCGCCAGGTCGCAGTCCTCGTCCGCGGCGTAGAGATGGCAGACGATCGCCGGATCGACTCCGCTCAAGCCGTCGTCGATCAGCTTCGAAAGGACGTGCTCCGGATCGTTCGACTGCGTGCTGATCGCAATGAATAGCGGTTCTTCGCGCGCGCCGAAGCTGGTATCGAGCACGTCGTAAAGATCGCGGTTCTTGGCCTGGGCCAGCTCGTCGTAGATAACCACGCTCGGCAGATAGCCGTGCTTGGTCCCGGCCTCGGCGCTGATGGCGCGATACACCGAGCCGGTGCGCCGCGCGATCATCGTCTTCGTCGACGGGACCACCTCGAGCTCGGCCGCGAGGTCGGGTTCGAGGTCGACGATCTGCTTCGCAAACTTGAACACGATGCCCGCCTGGTCGCGATCATTGGCGGCGGAATATATCTCGCCGTGTACCGTCGCCTCGGGCCCGATCAGGTGCGCGAGCACGATCGCGGCGATCAGCGCGGTCTTGCCGTTCTTGCGCGCCATCGACAGGATTGCACGGCGCACCGCGCGCCGCGTGCCGATGTGCGGCTCGTAAATGTCGCGGATGAAATCCTTCTGAAACGATTCGAGCTTGAACGGCTTGCCCTGGCCGGTGCCCGACGGAATTGTCAACTGCTCGATGAAGCGGATCACCGCCTTTGCACGCCCGCGGCCTTTCGGCGTGCGCTTCGTTTTATTTTCCACCGGTCATCATCTCGCTGCCTTCGGCGGTCATCATCTCATCGCTGCGAAATACATTCACACCGCCGGTGAGAAGCATAAACGGCACGCCGGAAGGAAATATTGCCTTGAGGCGATTTCGCAGCGCGATTATTTGGTCCTTATCGAGCAACAAGTCGCATGTGAAGACCAGGAACTCTCCCGGCTTCAACGAAAACTTTTGCAATCTGATGTGATGCGTGGCCTCGTCGATCATTGCATTACACTCGCGCTCGAACTGTTCAAATGCCTCCTGGTATTCACGACTGCGCATGTCTTTAACCGGCGAGGAGTCCAGCAAACTTGCTCTGCGAGTTGTCGCCGTGGATGCCGGCCGAGATGCGGCTGCGCGCGGCCGGCGTCAGGCCGAACTCCGCCGCATAGCGGACGACATCCGCGGCGTGCTTGCGCACGATCGACACCAGCGGATTGACGATGGAGTCGCCGTACTTACTCTTGATGATCATGCCGTTCATGACCGGATCGCCCGACTGCATGCGATGCAGCGACTCCGCCGCCATCTTCCACTGGCCGAACGCGTAGCAGTAGGCGGCGAGCGCCGGCACGTCGACCTTGGTCAGCAGGCCGAGCCGGTGCAGCTCCGTCGCCGTGCGCCACCACTCGTCGGCCGCATAGCCGGTCACGAACGACGGCGGGTCCGGCACATCGGTGAATGGCTCGGGCTGCGGCTCGTCCTTGTTGAGCGGGCGCTTGCCGGTGTTGCCACGCAAGAGCTTGAGATGCGTCGGAATAGGACGCGGACCACGGGTCATGCTGTTTCCTTCATCGATTGCATCATGGCGCCGCCGGCAGAATATCGCCGGGAAAATTCTGCACCGTCGCGCCGGACGGCTCCCAGCTCGGATCGGTTAAGTCCTCC